ACCAGGAACAGCAACGTTATAGATTGTACGAATGACTTCCCTGTTAATTTCAGCAAGGATTTCAGTCGAAAGAATGTTGGCAAGTTCTGCCTCTGCATTCAATCCATGAATTGCTTTCAAGTCCTGAGCAAGCTCAAGTGAATATTCTGCTTTTAGAGCACGTGACTTAGCAGTAACGGTGACTTTCTCGATTGAGAATGCCATCTCGTTGAACGCTGGAGATGAATCGGTACCTAATGCTTCTGAATAAGCAGTAGTGTTACCTTCACCAACGTTGTATGTAGTAGCGTCACCACTAGCAGGGAATGTACCGTCTAGTGCACCAGGATTGTTACCCTGTTGGTTTGTAGTACCAATACCAACGCTTAGGCTGTCAGAACCAGCAACGTATCCATCACCACCGGATGCACTTGCGAAGTCTGCACCAGTACCTGAGAATGCGGAATCTGCTTCGTTGTAGAATGCTTCTGTACCCGTTTGATCCGAATAGCGAGAACGCATTGCGAAGATTAGTCCAGTAGGACCATTCATTGGTTGTACGCCAGCTAGGTCATATGCGACCAAATTTGGCATTGAACGACGAATCAGGCTAATAAGCACTGGATCGAAGTTGTCTATACTAGCACCTGTAGAGTTTGTTGGTGCTGCTTCATTAAGGAATTCACGCTCCTCATTTAAAGTTTTTTCTTGGTTCTCCAGGAGAACTGCGGTTACCATTCGACGATGATTGTCTTTGATATCTCCCATCCCTTCGTGATCTAGGATAGGGGCCCACTTCTCCTGCAGATGTTCAGCGTTGAACGACTGCATTTGATTTTACCTCTGTAAAAGTTTAGTTTGATCTATAATCTAAAAATCATTTTTTAGCGACACGAGTTAATGTCTGTAGGTAGGTTTCCATAAGATTTGAATTTACCTTAGGTGCCTCTTCCATACCTTCAGAAATTGTCTCTGAAGTGTCCTTTTGAACTCCAGCATTCTCTGGGAAATATGACTTCCTTAGAGTTACTAGTTTCTCACGATAAGAATCTTCACTATCAAACTCAACATTTTCAGAGAGTGTAGCGAGTTTTTCCTTTTGAGAGAGTGCAAGACCTTCAGACACGTCTGAGAGAATTACATCGGCGGATGACTCGGATAATCTCTTGTTAAGAGCAACATTCTTATTGATTTGCTCGTTGAGTTTTCCTTCCATTTCATCAAGTTTTTCTACCATGCTATTAAGTACATCATACTTATCTTCAGGGATTGTTACATAATGATCTTCAAATAGACCCTTCATTCCAGTTAGGAATGATTCGGTCATTTCTGTCTTAAGTCCATGTTCTACTGCGAGGGCATTTTCTTCCATCCACTCATCAGCGACATATTCTAGATAAGCATCAGCTCTATCTTCGATTTCTTCTTTGATAGCCTTAACCTCTTCGGTTAATGATTGCTCATACTCTTTCTTAAGTTCTTCTTTAAGTTCTGAAACCTTTGTCTTAATTGCGGTCTCAAAAATTGTCCGTGCCTTTTCTTGGAACTCTTCAGAAAGTTCTTCACCGGCAATAAGAGCATTGATGTCTTCATCAACGTCAATCTTCTCTTCTTCGGCGACAACTTCTTCTTCAGCAACTACTTCATTTTCAGTAGTTTCTTCTTCGGCAACGACTTCCTCCTCCGTAGTAGGCTCTTCAGAAACAACCTGATCTTCAGGTTTTTCCTCCTCTTCTTTCTTAAGAGTAGGCATTGGATCTGCCTTACCAGCTTTAGCGTTAACTACATCTCTTACTTGCTTAAGAGTCTTGCCAGGTGCTTTCAGCTTTGCTGAATCGTTATCAGGCTTATAATTCTCTGGAGTAGGACCACCAAGATCCTCAATATCAGCCGTGTTTCCTGGAGTACTACCCTGGGGACCCTTATGCATTGGTTCAGCAGGTGCAGCATTTTTGTTTACTACGTTTTCCATTTCTTGTAATTCGTTACCAACGGACATTTTTTTATACTTAGATTTTAATCTGTATTTATTTATAGATCTTAAAGATTTAAGAGGAAATTGTTAAATAAATCCAATTTATGCTCTTCAAGTGCTTTTTGACCTACAAGAGTGTTAATTCTCTTTTTAGTTTCATCAACGAATTGTTCACGAAGAATTCCTCCTTCCCAAACCCATTCTTTTCCTTCCATAATTCCATTAACAAAAGCATCAGGTGCGGAAGGATCAGCGACTATATCAGCAGCAGTTGCTAACTGAAAATCTTCACCAACAACCTTACAACCATCCTTATCTTCTTTTAATGTGCCAATACCACGTGAAGAAACACCGAGTGTTACACCTTCAGCAATAAGAGATTTGGCAATTTTACCCATAGGGGTTTCAAGGAGTTGTGCCTTACCAACAAAATTATTACCTTCTTGACGAAGTTGTGTAATCTTATGTGATACACGATCAAGATTTACAGTTGGACCATCAGGATGTCCCAATTCACCAACAGCACGGCCTTTTGAAACAAAACTTTCATTGTATCTTTCAACTTCTCTTCCAAGAATTTCTACTGGATACATTCTACCATTACGATTTTTGAGATTTCCTTGTAGGAAAACTCCTTCAATATACATTTTCTTTCTACCACCTTTTCCTTCGGTGATAAACTTAACGCTTGAAATTTCTTCCGTAATAAGTTTCATTTTCTTAATTGGTAAATCCTACTTTGGCACCTAATACTGCGGCATTCGCAGCAAAAACACATTGAGTATACTCTTTTTGTAAATACTCAACAGCACCTGCTGGCATAGTAAATGACCCAACAGCGGAACCACCAGCAGTTGCTACAACACTTACCTTATATGCATTGCTTCCATGGGAATTTACAAGACGAACTATTGGTGCCTCACTAAAACTAGTGGCAGTACCAGTAGTAGTTGGTAATGCTGCTTCTGCGCCTAATACTTGAGTAATATTAGCCATTATTCTTGATCCTCGGTTGTTTCTGTATCGGGAGTGGAATCAGATTCTACTGAATCAGTATCAAACATTGAAGTTGCTACGGTTTGCTTTTGAGCATCTATTTTTTCTGCTGCTTTTGCAAACAATAATTCTTTCATCTTATCACTAATATCAGCTGCCGAAGAATCAGTAGCTATTAAATTAACAATTTCTTCCATAAAAATTCATATAATCCTATTTTCTATTTATATCTCTGCCTTCTTGGTATCTTTTTGTACTTGTGCATCAGTAATACCACCATCAATTTCTGATTCTTTAGGAACTTCTCCTAATGCATCCATTTCACCATCCATAGGTAAAGGTTCTCCAGTAATAGGATCTATAGCATTAGGATCAGGAATAATTCCCTCGGCAATTTCATTCTCAATCTGTTCATCCATTTCAATCATTTCACCATCAGTTTGACGAAGTACATTTTTACGTACCCATTGATTTGAATAAAATTTTCCAATATAAGGTTCAATTGTTGCAAGAGTTCCTAATCTCTCATTCATCATTTCAGTTTCTTTTAATTCTGCAAACTGATTATCATATATGAAATCATACTGAATATGCTCACTTAATGATTCCCAATCATCAGGACTTACAATATTTTTAAGAATTAATTGAGTCTTAAGCATATCTGTGAACATATTTGCAAAACGCTTTCTTAAACGTCCTACAAATTTAGAGAATTTCAATTCATCTCTTAATATTTCAGATGAACGGCCTAAATTAAATCCACCATCTGCAGCGATTCTAGATTCAGGAACACCAAGTGCTCTATAAAGTTTCTTCTGGAAATACTCAATATCAGCAAGTTCTCCAAGGTTTTGTCCACCTGGAAGTGTTGTAATTTCAGTTCCTCTACCACCTTCTCTACGTGGTAACCAGAAATCTTCCATCATAGACATGAACTTACGATCATCTCTAACTTCACCAGTAGAAGCATCGTAAACTAACTTATTACGATAACGACTCATTACCTCTCTAAGGTATTGTTCAGCTTTAATCTTCGGAAGATTGCCAACATCAATATAGAAGATCCTTCTTTCTGGGGCTCTTGATAATCTATAAATTACCAAAGAATCCTCAATCATTCTAAGTTGATTAAGTGCCTTAATTGCTTTGTGTAGATAAGATAAAACTAAACCCCTATTTCTATCTACAAGACCAGAAGTTACATAAGTAATAGAATCTTTTGCAATTTTAATACCTGTATTGCCACCACTACTACTTACCATTCCCGATGGATAACTAGGTTTTGGTGTATAAACAAAATATTCTTTAATTTCAGGGGTCATTAATTTAGCTTTGTCATCAATCCCTTGAACACTATTACCCTTTATGTTCATATAATCATTCTTATTTTTCTTCTTCTCCTCACGAATGAATTTCATCTTCATGGGATCAATATATCTAATTTCTTTTATCCCTTCTTCTGGTTTTTTCTGATCAATAACCTTTAAATAGTACAATCTACCATCAACATACCAATTTCTAAGTATTTCATGCGATTTTTTATCAAAATCCATTATATCTTTAATGGTTTTGAATTCTTCTCTAATTGCTTTTTTTAACTTATCACTAGCATTTAAATTAGACAACTCAATTTCAATTGGTGAATCATAAAGATCACTTACAATTGCTTCGTTTATAATATCTTCAATAGCACCATCACACTCTGGATGCAATGCCATTTCACGATATCTTCTTATTAAATCAAATTCAGTGCGGTATACACCCTCAATATCTACATAAGAACCATAAAAACTACTAGCAATAAAGTTATCATTCCCGTCCTCATTATTAGGAGGAACGGGAGATACTATTGAAGCAGAATCCTTCTTCTTCGAGTCAATTGAGAAACCAAATAACCTGGCCATATTATAAATTGTGTTAGTCTGTTATCTGGCTATTTATCTGATATCTTCACCGCCAGCTTCAGAGGATGTACCTTTGTAAGCTTCCCACCAATGTACTTGCATTTCTACAGTAAACTCTTCTAAGGTATCAGTCGTCTCATAACTTAGATCAATTGTAGAAAGATTGGTTGGAAAAATATCCCAGAACTTATAAGATCTAAGAATACTACCATCACGACTTAATTGATGGACGGTAGCATCTTTTTGATATTCATCAGGATTTGTTACTCCACTTCCATCATCTAATTTGTTAATTACATTCATCCACTTTTCAAAAGCAGAACGAATTACAAAATCAACATCATTGAGAACTGTAATTGTCCATGTTTCGAATGTTCTGTCTCCGGCGATTTTTAAAATACGACCCCTGAACGGAACTTCAATTGGAGCAACTGTTGATGCAGGAAGTGCTGCTGCTTTAACTAAAAATCTTGCTTTTTGCAGGACATCATTTTCTATTGCTACAGCAGTTGGAAACGCTAATTCAACCTCAAAGAGATTCGGCCTAGCACCACCACCAGTTAATTTACTTTTAAAATCACTGATCTTCCTTAATGGAATACTATTTTGTTGAACGCGGCTTGGCATTGTTTTTAAACCCCTTTTTTAATTAAACGTTACCGATTACTTCTTCAAATGAAACGCCAGTTCTAGTGGCAATGAAATTAAGACCAATGAAGTTAATTGACCTTGCAGGCTTAATGTATATATCTGCAATGAATTCATTTGCAT